CAAACCTTGTATTCTCAAAGTTCTAGCACCAGTTCCTGCTACATCATCATTAGTATCATCACTAACAACATCAACAGTAACCGCTGTAGATTGATAAGGATAATCACCTCCTGTTTCCCAAATAGTTTCAAAAGAACCTGAACCGATACTAGGATTATATCCAAACTTGTTGATCATAGAATAACCAGGAACTTTACCTTGTTGAACTGCTAGATAAAATGGAATGTCGCCAACTGTGCTTCCACCTGTTATCGGATTTACATTATTACAATCACTCATTAGCAACCAAACCTTATACTATACCAACTCATTCTCTCCACTTCTTGTTTTAGTTCTTCTTGATAAGATGTATTTAACTTATCTTGCATCGTTCGTAAGGACTGAGTAACTTGTCTTTGGTTTTCCTCTGTGTATTCAGAAGTTGGTTCTGGTATTAGTATATCTACTCTAGCCATTATTAATATCCTGAGTGTAATCCGCCTGCTCCCCCACCATAAGGATTTGCACCACTATATGATTTGGATGGTGATTTAGAAGGTCCTGTAGGTTTTCCTCCAGATCCCATACCTTTATCTCTATCAGAAGGTTTCATATTTGAAATTCTAGGTGAAATAGTTGTGTCTTTAAATCCTTGACTGTCTGCAATAATGTCTCGAGCAATTGCTTTTTCAGCTCTTTTACCTCTTAACAAACCTGCAATTCCTTTTACTGAATCTGGTAGGATAGATCCAACTGTAAAAGCTGCAGAAAGAGGATTGTTAAAACCAATAAGATTTGAGCCAACTGCTGATTTTAACAAGTTTCCTTTCAGTCCTTCCAGTCCTAATTTTTTAATCGCGTAATCTGTTACCATTTTTTTGCCAACATTTACTGCCATTCCTTTCATGTCAATTGGTGGATTATCTTGAACAAGCGTATCTTGAAACATAATATCTTGGTTTACAGGAGTTGAATTAAAAGCCGCAATACCATCTGCAGGTGCTGATGGTTGGTACCCAGTAAAATTAGGATTATTTTGTATAGCTCTTTGTTGATCTAATATTCTTTGTGTAATAGGGTCCATTATCCTCTCATTCCATCAGGTTGTACGTCAGCTCTAAAAGTACCATATCTCCAACTTTGATCTGTTGAAAGGTTAGCTACCTTCACACTAGCAAATCTTGATCTGGCACGTGTGTCTACTTTATCAGTAGAACTTGTAATTGTAAATGGTCCTAAAGGTGAGCTAGCTGCTGTGCTTGTTGGGTAATTTCTTAAATTAATTGTGATTTGAGCATTACCTTCGAGTCTTTTAAAATCAGGAATAAATCTTCTCATACTCATAAAAAACTCTCCATCACCACCAACACTCAAATCAAAATCTCCTGATTGAATAAATGCAGGTATAGCCGTTTTGTTACCAACACTATCGACCTGATTTACACCCACCTCATGAGCATAATATGTAGAAGCACCATTAGTATTTGTAGCCCCTTGAATAATTGGAAATGTCGGAACTGCTGTGCTATCAAACTCTGTTGCGTAAGGATTGTCAAATAAGGTTGCATCGTGAAAAGAAGTTCTGGCTAAAGACCCTGTTGTCCAGGCATTCTCTGTATAATTATAAGTTACTACTCTATCAACTAGTTCAGAACCACTCTTTGGATAAAACCAATTTATTTCTTCATATAAATGATTAAGACCTGCATAGACTTGTTCTCCTGCACTATAGTTAATTCCAAGATTATTTCCTGTACTAGTAAATACAAAATCTTCAACTAAACATGGAACTGATTTAACTGTTCCATCAAACACAAAAAAACCTCCTGCTTGTCCCATCCACCAAACTCTTCCGTTTACGTAATGTAGAGCGTGTTGACCAATTAATCCACAGTTACTTCCAACCTGTCTAATAGAAAAGGTAAAAGGTGGTCCAACAAACTGCATAACATATGCAGAAGTATCTGTTAAAATTAAAATATAATCTTTACCTTTTGCAGCTCCTACAATTTTTACTCCAGAGTCCAATCTAAAAGTACCAGCGGTGTTCACTGATGTTGGTGCATACTCAGATATATTTTCTTGATCAGAAAATCTTATGAACATTTTGTCTTGTGTATTGCCATCTCCAACTGTTGTTTCTGTTCCAAGCAATATTAAATGTCTATCTCTATCTGATACAATAGACATTACAGATCTTGTTGGTGCTCCGCTAACAACAACCGCCCTTGTAGTTAAAGCATTTGGCTCTGCATTTATAGGATTCCAAGAAAAAGTTTTTCCATTTTTAATAGTGGCTATCATAATTTGACCAAAATTATCTATTGACCAAGAAGCGGGATCAATAATTAAATTACTCACTGTTGAAGGAGATCCCCAAGTTCCTCTTCCCCATGTGCCTGTTCCCCAACCATATCCTGCTGTTGCATTCAATGGACCTGGTTTAATATATGGGTTCACTGTGGCAGCACCACTTGTTGAGGTGGTTGCTGATGCAGCACTAGCCATTGTAATTGTAAAGCTGTTCGCTGAAGATGTAATTACTTCAAATGTATTTGTTTCAAAATCGGATGCTACATATCCTGCACCACTTGGAGGAGTTACAGATGTAAAGGTAAACAGATCCCCTGACAATAGACCATGAGTTGTTTTATTTACGGTAACAGTTGCTGAAGTATTTGTGGTATCGAATGTACAACCCGTTAGTGCTGTATCTAAGGGTGTGATATCATAAAAGCCACCTTCGTAATAAATAAACAAAGCTTTGTTAGTTCCTAAAGCTGCGTATCTTCTTCCGTCTAAATCAGCCCACACAAGTTGTTTTCTAACAGCTCCGACTAAAGTGTCCGATGTAATTTGTTCCCAACCACCGATTTTTTCAGGTGAACCGTATCTAAATCTTACAAAATCCCCATCAGTCCATTGACCTTCTGCTCCGGTCTCTGTAACTTGTTTATTAAAGCCTGGTGCTATTTGTATGTTTGTTAAAGGCATGTTGTATTATAACATTAAAGATAGCTCATGTTAATTACATACCGCCCATTTTCATTTGTAGAACTTGTATGAATATGAGGCATTTTCGAGGGAAAAGAAAATACTCTATTTTCTTGTGAATGAACCTTTGGACCTCCTATAATTTCATTATACCCATCATTTGTATCTAGATACAAAATTGATGTTCTTGCATCTGCGTCTACATCAATATGAGGTTTGAATTTTACTACTTGTTTTGTATAAGGAAAATAGTGAATATGAAGATCTAATATTTTTTTATACTGTATTACTTTTAAAAAAGGATCAATAATATGTATAAATACACTATTTATTTTACCTTCACTAACCATTCCGTGATAAAATATATTATCATCTTTATCTAAATACCAAGGAACATCCTTGTTTTGTATAAATTTTTTTATTAAAAAAAAATCACTATTGTTTAAATAGTTATTTATTACTTTTATCATTAGTATCTACGACATTTGAATAGGTTAATTTTGCGGGTGTGTGTTCAAGAACTTTTTCAGCGAGATGAGCACATATGCCCATAAGATTATCTAATAGTTTCTTTGAAGTCGATGGACTAATAATTATTTTATTTTTTTTATTTATAATTTGTGCTTCTTGAGGTGAAAATATAATTTCACCTTCTCCTGTCTTATTATTTATTCTAAAAATCATTTTATTTCCATGATATTTTTTCCCAAACAATTGTTTTGTAACTATGTATAAGTTTCCATAAAAAACCAAATTTAATTAATTTTTTATTTATATTACTATCATTTAAAGAATTAATTTTCATTTTCCAACTATTTCTCTTGAAAGGTATTACTTGTACATAAGGTGTACCCTCTTCTATTGTATCTTTAAGATGAGGGTATTTATCCCCATTCACAATAAAAGGAAAATTTATTCTTGATTCAAATTTATCTGTATTAACAATACCAGGAATAATTGAAAATCTTGAATCAGTATTATTCAAAGGCGGTAAAAACAAACAAGAATAACCTGGAGCAGTTTTTATATACCAAGGATTTAAAATTTTTTGAACATGCACATCTAAATTTTTTTGAGCTAATGGACTTCCTTTAATTTGTTGAGGGTTATGACCATCTGCGGAATAATTCAAATTATATAAACAAAATTTTTTTTCTTTATCTGGAAAAGGTGTATCTGGTATTTGAAGTTCAGTTACTCTAGAATCTTCTTTAAATTCATTATGGTTAATTAAAAATTGTTGTGGAGTTTTTAACAGATAGCCTGTAGTCAATGTTTCAAGAAAAGGCACACAACCTTTTACCGTTTTATATTGGTTGTTATGGTTTAATTTTTTAAACCACTCAGGAATATTTGTTTTTATTGGAACTGGGTTTAATTTTTTTTGTGCGACAATATCTTTATGAGCACTAAAATGTATAACGTTTTCAAACATAACATTTTATAAACTAATTTAAAATATTTGTAAAACTATAAAGGAAGTTCTAATATGTTTTTAAAAGTGATACCTCTTTCATCGCAAAGTTCTTTTAAAGAACTTTCACAAGGATAAGTGATATCATCCAAATTTAGAGACTCTAATGAATTTTTAAAAGTATTCCACTCATCATGAAATGGATGAGATGTATATTTATCTGTAAAAATTCTAATTATTTTGATTTGTTCATCTATTTTTTTTTGTAAAGGATCTTTATCAACCCAAAAATTATGATTAGTTGAGTACGTAACTGTATCTCCATCTCTTGATTCTACTGATTTAATTTCATTTTTTAACTCAGTAAAATCAGCATCAGATATAGGCACAAAAGTCATACCAGAGACATCCATTAACAAATTATTTTTAACAGTATCGTTTTCTATTATTTTTGAAAAACCTGTATTATTTGTTTGATTATTAAATAAAATATATGCCATAATATTATCCTACATTTTCATAAACAATTAACATACCAGCTGTCCCAGCTGTCCCCGCAGAACCCGGGTTATTGTTTCCAGAATCCTGTCCGAAATCACCACCTGATCCCACATTATCTGCATCAAAGAAAGCTCCATCGCCAATAGCCGTACCTCCAGATACATTACCAGTTGCACCAGCGGGCTTAGTGTTAGTACCATTTGATCCAGGGCCACCTGCTCCACCATTTGCAGCGAAAGATGTTGGAGTTGAAAGTGTAGTATTGCCTCCTGAACCACCAGTACCTCCAACATTTTGTGCACCACTACCTCCGTTTCCTGCTCCCCCTATTGCGTAGGCATAAGCAGTTGATGCTGAAACTGAACTTGAAAAGAATCCTGATCCACCTGTTCCACCGTTTCCTCCTCTTCCATTGTTAGTTCTTCGGCCTCCGCCTCCTCCTCCGCCTCCGCCTTTAGCGTATGCAATTAATTTAGAAGCGGAAGCCGAAGTAGTATGATTACCTGAACCGGAAGTATAAGATGCAGTGACTGCCAAATTAGCGGCACCTGCTCCAGATGAAGCTGAGGTCAATCTACCTTGAGCATCTACAGTTATTGAAGCTGAAGTATAAGAACCTGCACTAACTGCAGTGTTTGCTAATTTATCAGCAGTTACAGCGTCATTTGCTATTTGCGTAGTATCGACTTCATTTGAATCGATAGCGCCATTATCAATTACTGTGTTTCCATTTGAAATAATACCCATTTGTATCTCCTTTAAATTTTTTCTAACTTCAATCTAAATTTTTCATTAGATTTGTTATTAATTAAGTATATATCTTCAGCGCCCTCCTGTAAAGTCCAACTGCCCTTTGAACCATCTACAACGTTTCCTTCAGTTTTGTGCTCATTATTAAGATGTAAATCTCCAGTATAAACATTCTGCCAAACGTTACCAGAGGCTCCCAAATCATAGGTGTCATTAGCACCAGGTAGTATGTTTCCTGTAGCTGTAATTTGACCAGTTGCAATAGCTCCTAAATTTGATGTTACATCAATAATATTGGTTCCGTTACTGTAAACAATTTTGATCCCTTTATCCGTTGTAGAAAAAGTAGGACCAGTTCCACCCGCGGTTTTAAATTCAACAGTAAATGCTCCAGAAGTATTATTGTAAACAATATAAGATTTTTCTATACTATCTGGCACTGTAACAATTTGGTTTCCAGAAATTGAACCCGATAATTCAATGATTAAATTTCTTGCATCAGAAGAAGTTGTTGAACCATCCGCAATCAATAAAGCAGTTGTTTGCGCACCACCAGTTATGTTTTTATTTACATAACCTTGCATTTGATTAATAATTTCTAAATTTGTATTTGTTTTAGTTCCCCAAGTACCATCGTTGGCACCTGTAACCATTAGTTCTATTCCAAGATCAGTATATGTTGATGACATGTCGCTATTATATCCTCTCTATGCTGCTAGATCAACCTCAGTCCAAACATTAGACACACCTGGATCAATTTCAGCCCATGCTGTAACATTTGCATTTCCAGCGCTAGATTGTAATTGAATTCCAGTTACATCTATATTAGCAGTTCCTGTTACTGTAACAGATCCTACAGAAGTGGACATTTGAACACCCGTGACCTCAGCTACAGCTACAGCATCTACTGTTCCAATTGAACTTGTTAATTGAATACCTGTTACCTCAACATCAGCGTTTCCTGTAGGAGTTTCTTCTCCCATAGACATTGTTAACTCTTGACCAGTAACTTCAACACTCACATCTGTAAATGCAAACTCATCCCCTAATGTTAAAGTTAATTGCTGTCCTGTAACAGCTACATTACCATTAATTGTGAAAGACACATCTCCAACAGAACCTGTTAATTGTGATCCTGTTACAGAAACATCAGCGTTTGCCGTTGTAGTTACTGAACCAATCGATGTAAACATATCATGCTCTGTAACTATAACGCTTACATTACCATCAGCAGAAACAGAATAAGTTCCAAGTGAAATGTTTGCTTGAGATCCTGTTACATTTATATCAGCAGTTATTTCAAATGTTACATCATTAGTTGATAGTGTTAGCTCAGATCCTGTTACTGAAACATTAGCATCTGCTGTAGAGTTTTCTTCACCAATATCTAAAGTTAAGACTGAACCCGTTACGTCTACGTTTGCGTCTGCAACAATAGTTTCTGTTCCTATTACAGATGTCATTTCAATACCAGTAACCGCAACATCCGGAGCGGGATCTACTTGACCAATAGAAGAAATTAAAGATATTCCTGCCACTGAAACATTAGCATCTGCTGTAACAATTTCCTCTCCAATAGATGTTTGTAATAAGAAACTTGGAAGAGTTCCAGCACCTGTTGTCGTAAACACTTCAACAGAAGGTATGAAGAAAGTAGCAGGACTTTGAGAAGCAAAAGGAGCTTCTCCAAAAGCAGTTAATGTATCTTGCGTAGTTTCTTTATTGGATATAGATAACTGAGAACCTGTAACAGGAACACCTACATTAATATCTTCTTCACCAATTGATGAGGTTAATTGAGATCCTGTTAAAGAAAATAATACAGAAGAACCTGCTACAGCACCACCATTTGTAATTGTTGCTTGAATACCTGTAATATTTACATTCGCATCACCAACATTGGATTCTTCACCCATTGATCCTGTAAGGACATTACCTTGAGGATAAGCAATGGCATTATTATCTTCTGCTGAAAAGGCCGCTTCAGAATATGCGGTATTACCAAAAGCCATAGACTAGGCTCCTTTTTGTTCTTGATCGAATCCTTCTTCTAACATCTCAGAGGTAGTTTTTTCTTCCTCTGGA